AAGTCGGCCTCCTTGTAGTACGTGCTTCCTGAGGGTGTCTGTTCCGCGGTCTGTTTTGTGTACTTGCTCTTCCCGTCCCAGGTCGAGCCCCGCCAAGTGTTTCCCGACAGCGTGCACTTCATCCCGAAGCAGTTATTCGCGTTCCGCGCCAGATCCGTAGTCACGTATCCAGACTCAAGGATCATCTGTGCGGCTGTTACGGAATAAAGAATGCCGGATTTATCACAGCTACGCACAAGGTCGATGATTTTTGCCGCCGCCGTAGTTTCCGCAAGACCGGCAAACGCGGATGCCTGCGTCCCCGTAGCTGGAGCGACCTCTGTCTCGCCGATCAACTGTTTGAAGCGCGACCAGTCACTACGTGCCATAATTTCTGCCGGGCACTGCTTAGCGCATATATCATAATGCCGATAGACGCGGTCTGCCGGAATGTCAAGTTCTTGCATGACCATCTTGCATGCCTTTACGGTATTCTGGAACGCTTTTTCATAATCATAACCGGCGTTCACGCACATCTCGATGCCGATGCTGTTCCTGTTGTTTACCGTGCCGAAGAGCCGCCCGCCGTAGTTGACGCCCACATGCCAGGCTCCGCGGTTCCATGGAAGACACTGGAAGATATCCTTGTCGTCAACCACGATATGCCAGGACATGTCGTCGATGTAACCATTCCGGAGGCTGGATGCGTGTGCCTGGGCTGTAGCTCCGGGCTTGTAATTGCCGGTGTTGTGAATGACGATATACTTCGGGTCATTCTCTGAATAGCTGTTATTGACCGTCAGGTAGGTTTGATCAAACATTGTCCACCTTCTTATCGTATGCCGTCTTCAGCGCTACCACGATAGCACCCACAAGGGTATCAAGTCCCGTCAGGGTCGCTACGATCTGTTCGGCGTGCGGTATCTCCCAAATGTTGGCAATGGATGCTAAGAAGGCAAGCACCGGCGTCAGGATAAGGGCAACCAGTTTCAAGGTGTCATAGGTCTTATTACTCATCTGCCGTCATCCCCTTTCTCAAGGTTCTTAACTCTTTCTTCCAAAGAAATAAGCCGTTCCCCGTAATTATTATGAGTGCGGACTTCCCGTGTCAGTTCTTCCAGCTTGGTATCGGTCACGGCCTGTGATAACTCTAACTTGTGCGCCAAATCACGCATCTGCGCCCGTGAATTGATGACGCAGACGGCAATAGCCACGACGCCGGAAATCAAGGATGCAATGATGGTCTCCATGTCAGTTCACCCGTGACCACCCGAAAACGGACGGCTCCCATGTGTTGTTGTCGTAGTCTGATGTCCAGTGCGCGTCCTTGTGGCTCACCTTTGCATTGAGTGCATACGCATCCTGCGCCCCCGTGGGCTGTACCCATGCGGGCCACTCATCCAGTGACACAACCGTCCACAGGGCAGGAGTTTTGTCAGGTGTCCAGTCTGCCTGTGAGGTATGCGACTGGATACAGCGGTACAGGATGCCCTCATGCCTGATGCGCTCGTCTACCTCGTAGGCCGTGCCGGTCTTCCACATGGGATACAGCTCCACCGCATCCAGCGCGTCTTCGTCCGTGAGAGACAGGGCGGCTTTCTCGATGTACTGGCGCAGTTTCATCGCAAGTGCTCTACTAATCATTCCGCACCACCTCCCAGAAGGATGTCGAGAATCTCTTCGGCATCAGGCTCCACCGGCGGGTCTTCCACGACCTGCCAATCCTGTATCACCTCATCATCAGTCTCGCTGTACACGGGCTCCAGATGATACCCTTCCTCAACCTCGGGCATCGGCTCAATTCTCAGAGGCTTATAGCCGAGCGGCAGGAGGTGCTCTGCTGTCGGATTGTATGTGATGGTGTCACCACCGGTTATCTTTCTGGGCGCATATGTGAGCCGCCCGTCAATGAGTTTTACATAGGTCATACATTGTCCCCCGTTTCAGCCTTGCTATTGTCCGCAAAACCAAAGAAAGTATCGTTTACGATGTCGTACCACCCAATGTGACCATCTGATTTTCTATAACATGGTACTAAGTCTGCTTTTAATGTGTCTCCAGCATAGACGAATGTCTCTTTGACCCTCGCTGTGCAGGAATTGCTTGTTTGGAAGAAAAAGTATTCTACGGTATTTCCAGTCCAATCAGATGTTCCTCCAGATATGGTACCAACGGTAACCCCATCAATAATCAACGTACTGCTGGCATCCAGCGTATGCCATGTATTATACGCTGGGGATGTAAAGCCAAACTGCTTGTTGCCCCAGTTATAGTACCCAGTTCCATTGCTCTCTAAGTACCTGATGTTGTATGGTGCAGGGTCTACAAGAAGAAACGCCCTATAGCCGCTCGATACAAAATAATATTCGGTCACTATTCTTACTGGCGCCTTGGGAGTAACTCCGGTCATCAGTTTGTTGTTTGTCTTACTCTTCGTCCCAATCCATTCGACTTCCTGATAGGCATCAGGCAGGCGTCCTCCACCGCCAGACTGTGCGGCCCTTATCATCTCTCTTCTGCGCATCATGACCAACTCACCGCCAATCCATAGCCCTCATACACATTGACTTCATAGGTCTTGTTCGCCTCCACAGTGAAATCATCCGGCATAGTGATGCCAGTCATGGTCAGCGTGGTGGCTGTACTGCCGCTGGTAAAGCGGAAAGCATAAGGTCCGCCCGTGGCCGGACAGGTGATGGTTAAGCTCGCCATCTCAGGCCAGATATAAAACGTATTTGCCGCAAGGGTCTGACTGGTATCGCTTGCGGTCTTGTTGACCACCGTGGTCTGTTCTTCAAGACCATTCACCGCTCCCGTTCTGCCGTTCACGCTCGACACGTAGGTCGTATCATCAGGCAACGCTCCTACCTCACTTGCCGTGTAGCTCGGCTTGGTGCTTGCCTTTGCCCAGCTGGGCACGGTCGGGTCGGACTCGGTGATGGGATGCTCATCCATGTACGCCTCGACCGCCGCCGCGATGTCCTCCGGGTCGACCGAGCCGCCAGAGTGCTCGTCAATATAATCAATCAACGCATCGTACCACGCCTGAAGAGCTGCGGGGATGATGACGTCGCCTGACAAGCTCGCCTTCACGTTCGTGGCGAACATCGTGCTTTTGCTGAGTCCTTCCGTCCCGAACGTGTACCTGAACTCGCAATAGCCGATACCGGCATAGACCGTATCCGTTTCGCTGACCGTCCACGTCATGGTCGTGCCGGTGGTTTCGGCAATGAGATACGGCGCAGGGTCTTTCGCCCGCTGATGATAAAGCGTCGCCGTGCCCGCCCCGTACTTCTCCCGCAGAGCACTCAGATCAAACACGATTTCCCGCGCCTGCTTTTCACCCTGCCGCCCGAGGTAGATTTCGGGCTGAACCGCCTCATCCGTGACTGTGATGTTAACTGTGACCATGGTTTTTATCCTCCATAGCGCTAAGTTTGTGTTCGAGTTCCTCAACCTTCGCGGACAGCTCCTGCACCGCTTTGGTCAGATAGCTGATAAGAACCAGGTTGTTTATGCTCTTATAAATCGGATTGCCTTCCTTGTCAGTCCCGCCGCCGACCACAAGGGACGGGTCGAGCTGTTCGAGTTCGTCCGCAATCACGCCGATGTTCTGGTGCTGATGCGTCCATTTCCAGTCGAAAGCATGGAGCTTGATGCGGTTGATGAATTCCAGCGCGTTGACGTCCGTGTCCGTCACGTTATCCTTCAGACGAATGTCCGAGGAGCTGACCGCAATGGTCTTAGTCTCGAACGAGCCGCTGTTCCACTCGGCATTGATGGCAAGCGTGTTTGTGCCCGTACCGCCGAGCCACTGCACGCCTTGGTCGGCTACATTGGAGCTTCCGACGGGCACGCGCTGGGTCGTGGAGCTTTCGTCCGCACCGCAACACAAGAACTGATGCGGGACATGAACCTTGAAGTCCGATGCGGAATAGATGATGTAGTTCGCGTTGCCCGCGTCGTACAGACCGATGTTGCCCGCGGCAGATGCCGTGAATCTGCCCTGCCGGTTGTACGTGCCGTCATCAATTCCGACATCAACCGTGTTGCCGTTGATGGACGCCCATGCTTGCCCGCTCTTCGCATCGAGCGCGCCGCCAGACAGTCCGATGTAATGCGTATCAGATGCAAAACTGGTAATGCCGTAACCAATCTTGGTCATGTAGTTAGCGAACCGGCTGTCCGTGAACTTCAGCTCTGCACCATCGAGCTGTGCGGTCATCGTGCCCTTGGTGATTTTCAGGACATCATCGATTTCGGCGTTCTTCGTGTACAGCTTGCCGGAGTTGTTCACATAGAACACGTTGGAAGCCGAAGACCACGCGCCGCCCTTCGTCATGCGCTTGACGTAGAAGTTCAAGTAGCCCGGGTTGTTGTCACCCTTCATACCGACTTCATATTCGTACGTTCCGTCGTCCATCTGTTTGTAGAACGATGTCGGGTAGGCGTGACCACCGTTTTGAGTGGTTTTATCCGCGCAATTCCTATCACCCTTGATAGTCTTGAACCCGCCGATTTCACCTTCGGATATCTTGGTGTAGCCATCGAGATTGATTTTCTCGGCTTGGATGAGTACCTCGCCCGCGGACTGGTTGATAATGGATACCAGGTTATCTCCGTCGCTTACGATGGTCGAGATGTTGTCCGCGGTGCGCTGAATTTCCGTGTACTGGCCCTGGAGGCCGGTGACGCGTGTCCGCATATCAACCATTTCCTCGGCGACTTCCTGAGCCGCGCTGTCATCCGTGGGCGGGTTGGTGTCATTACCGACTATCCACGCCTTGCCGTCCGCGACGCGGATCCTGACCTCATCGCCCGCCTTCGCGCCGATCGAGAGCGCCACTGGCGTATTCGGAATGTCTGAACCGTCGAACTGCACATAAGCAGTCCCGCCTTCCACGCGGGTAACTCTGCCCGTGTAGTCTGACCCGCTCTTTTCCTTCTTCGCGAGCATCTCAAACAGCTCGCGCACCGCATCCGTCACTTCGTCACCTCCTCGGAAACCTTAGCGCCGTAACCAAGCTGCACCTTCTGACTGTTTACCGTGAAGACATCGTCGATACCGTGTCCCGGCAGATGCAAGCGCACCTTGTCGCCGACGGTAACCTCCGGGCGGTAGCGCCGGGTATAACTTATCTTCCGCGCCGGGCCCTGAAGCTCCTTGAGCCTTCGTTCGGCATAAGACTGAAGCGTCTCATCATCTCCGATTGACGAAGCACTTTCCGATGCCCAAATCTCACCCGTCCCGCCGCGCATGGCCTGCCGCGATACGGTCGACAGCTGACTCTCCGGGTCATCGTCCCGGACTTCCACGCACTCCTTGCCGCTGGTCACTCGCAGGCAGTTCGGCGCGCTGTACCAGTCTGCCGTATCCGTGATGTTGACCTCCACGCAGTCGTTCTCGTTGT